CTGCTGCACCAATTAAGGCACTATATATCTCAGGCATTTGCGTTAATAGGTAATTATGTATAGTATGACTAATAAATCGTTGTTATGGCTGACAAATTAGAAGAAAAAAATAAACAACTAGAAGATGATAAACCTGATTATCAGGAAAAAATTACCTTTTTAGTTTCTACTGTTGCTCAAGGATTTATTTTAACTTGGTGTTTATTAGTTTTGTCTCTTGGATATGTAAAACTTCCTAATAAATTATTTGGTGTGGATATACCAGACCAACCAAGAGTTGATAGCACATTTGCAGCAGGTTTATTAGGTAATATTTTAGGTGGACTAGGTATAAGTGTTAATGCAGCACAAGGAGCAAAAAAGAAAAAGAAAGAAAATGAAAACGGTGTGATTGGTGACTCTGGTGGTGGCACTCAAACCATTATAATTCGTCAACCAATTGAGCTTATAACGTCAAAACCAGACGTTGTTAAAGTTGATTCTACTAAACCAAAAACATGAAAAAACTATTAGCACTACTGATACTGTTTAGTCCTTCTGTAGCACTAGCAGACATAACACAAAAATTTACGACATCTGCCCAGATTACTGTAGATATGCCGTACTCTGTTACGAATAAATTAGGTACGACATATTCAATATCAGGTACAAACATAACTCCATCTGTAACTAGTGGTGGGTCAACAACAGCAGGTGCTATTGGTGGGTTAAATATAGGTAGCCTAACCGCAGGTGTACCTGCCATGATTCAAACTGACAAGGCAGTAACAACATCGGGATCTGCTTTTTCTCTTACTGAATCAGTAACAATGGGTGATGTAACACCATCAGCAATTACTCCATCGTCAGGAATAGCAGCACTACCACATTTAGGTGGACAGACAACAATAGGGAGTGGTGGCACATTAGGATCTGGAGCAATGACTTCTTTATCATCAGGGGTTCATACCTGTAGTGGTGCATTTGGATCGGGTTCTAGCTGCGTAGGATCAACAACAGTAACAATCCAAATTGATTAAGTTTTGGCTGCTATTAATAATATTATTTCCTGTCAAAACTCTTGCAAACCCAGTTGTGCCTACCTTCCGAACCGGAAGTTCCAGTACAAATTCCCAAAGCCAATCTGTAGTGACAGAAAATATAGTAAGCCACCAATTCCGTACAGGCTACACTCTGAGCGTCTCAGGCACGAACATAGAAAGTGCAGATGTTAATGGTTATATTAATTCGATACCTACGGCAGAAGCTTCGCAAACAGTTAATGGGGTTAACTTTTCATATACAAGTCCTACATTGGAAGGTGTGCCTAGATGGAAAATAGTAAACGAGTCTCAGCCATTCAGTTTGGTAGAGTCAGTAATTTCCCCCGGTTTAGACACAATAACTACAATAAATCGCACCATAAATACAACAACTACCACCACCGTAGAAACTACGTTTGGGCAGTAATATTATTAAGTTTATGGCCTACTAAACTTTTAGCTAATACCACAATTAGCTCGCCTTCTAGCCAAGCCCAAGGAGTTATCAATAACAATGCTACTCAAATACTTCCAAATTCTAGCCCTCAATTTAGAATGTCACAGGGTATTGTATGCAGTTCACCTAGTCTTACCATTACGCCCTATGTAGTGGATTCATGGAGCTTTAACAGGCCAATAGAACACTTTACATATCAAGAGGTGTATGACGAGGATACAGGGGCAGTTAAGTACACCACAAAAACACCAAGGTTTGAGAAAGATAACTACAATTTAAACTACGGTATATCAGCACAGTTTAGTATTCCGCTTGGTAAAGCACCTGCATTATGTCATCAAGCAACAGAGGTAAATATAAAAAACCAAAAGTTATTATATGAGAAGGGAAAATTAGAGCTTGCTCTCTTTAGGCTCAAAGTATGTGGTGAGCAAGCGAAACTTGGTGTTCAATTCACAGGCAAGTATGCATCTATATGCGAAGGCATTGCAGTTACTGTTCCTCCCGGTCAGGTTATTCCTCACTCTCATTCTTTAAAGCCTTAGATTTACTCAAACGTTTACCTAATTGTTTTATAGCTGACTTCGCTGCCCCTTGTATCAAGGGTACAAGAGCAGCAGAACCACCGGCAACCAAACCAATAACAGTAGTGCTAATAAGTACTTCGGGAGTGCCGATAATACTTTCTCTGTATGGTACGTTTTCCCAGATTGGGTCACAAGAGCCATCAATACCTCTTTCATATTTTACCAATCTTTCAATTTTTTTATCATTTCTGTAATCTCCTTCCCTAAATGGTGCGTCTTTTGAAGGGCAAGGTTTGTATTCTTCTTCCTTTTTTTTATTATTTGGTGTCTCTGTTTTAGGTGGTTCACTAGTTGGCATCTCACTTTCATTAGCAAGATTAGGCATCTCTTCTGTAATTGTTAATTGATC